ATCACACTCAGCAACTGCGTGGACTTCAGGTTGTCCTTCGCTTCGCGCGGGGTATGCCCCTTACTGCTGCCTTTACCCATTCCTCACGCTCCATAAACGACAAAACCGCCCGCAGGCGGTTTCACATAAAACATTTTTCATCAGCGACCAATCACCACAACCTGACCACCATCACCTTCATCTGCTGTGCTGATCTCCTGAGATACCACCCGCGACCCCACACGCATTTCACCGTACAGAACGGGCAGGACATTGCCCTGGGCAACCATATTATCCAGTGAAGAAAAATAGGTGTTCTGTTTGCCGTTATCCGTTGTCTGTGTGCGGGGGGTTTTGGGTTTAGGGGCCAGCATCTGTGCAACACCGCCAAGCGTCATACTGGCACCGAGAGAAAACAGCAGATTACTCGCCATAATTCCTACCCCCGGCATCCATATAGCAACCGCCATAACAGCCGCCCCCAGCACAGCCTGAAACACACCGCCACTTTTGGCTCCTGCCAGACGCGGCACGATATGGATCACAGCACCATTTGCCAGCGGTTCATTAAGACGGGCTGATAATTCCGTTTCACCTGCATCACGCCCGGCAATGCGTACCTGATACCAGCCGTCGCTCAGTTTCTGACGAAACGCCGGGATCTGCGTGGCCAGCGCCCGGATGGCTTCGGCCCCCGTTTTCACACGAAGGTCGATGCGGCGGCCAAATCGTTGTAAATCCCCGTAAAGGCAGATGCGTGCCATGCCCGGTGACGCCAGAGGGAGTGTGTGCGTCGCTGCCATTTGTCGGTATACCTCTCTCGTTTGCTCAGTTGTTCAGGAATATGGTGCAGCAGCTCGCCGTCACCACAGTAAATAGCGGCATGATTCGGCACCGATGAACCAAAACAGCACAACAGCACATCGCCCGGTTGTGCTGATGACAACGGCACCTGATACAGCCCCGTGGCCTCCAGATTATCCAGATAGAGATTCTGACCGTTACGCCACCAGTCATCCCCGCGATGAAAATCCGGCATCTCAATCCCCGCCAGATGATAAGCATCCCGGAACAGCGTGTAACAATCCGTCACCCCGTGCTCAAAGCGCCGCCCGGTGAGATGCGGCACACAGCGGAACTTATGAATCGTCCCCCGACAGACCAGCCACCACGGCAAATCACTCTGCACCTGCAGCCGCCGGTCGGCCTCACTCAGCCAGGGCAGACCACCGGGGTGGCTGTGGACCAGCGCCACAATCTCACCCTGCATTTCTGCCTGCAGCCAGTCCTCCGGCGACAGCCTGAAATACGCCTCCGGCTTACCGGAGATATTCACACAGGGAAAATATCTTTCCCCTTCCGGCGTTCTCACCACGAAGCCGCACGACTCCGCTGGCGCACATCGCCGGGCGTGCGCCAGAATCGCTGATTCTGTCTCTGTCATGGGTTTACTGCGAAAGTTTGTTAATGGAAAGGAAGCCGCCAAAGTTGCCGACGTTATTGCGGAACTTACATCCGCTCAGGCATTTGCTGCATTTATCCTTCGTGATATCGGACGTTGGCTGGTCATATTCATCCGCGACCGCCGGACCGTGATAACCGCACTCATCGCCGCGATAGGTCCAGGTGCAGGTGTTGGCCAGCATGATACGTCCCGGAAAAACAGCGCCGTCCGTTTCCGTCGGCGTGGCCAGTACAAAGGAGGCACTGACCGCGCTCAGTTCGCTGCACTGCTCGATGCGCCAGTGGCTGATCACCTCCTGCTCCGGATCGGCGTCGCTGTTTCCGTTGACGAAGTTCACCGCATCCAGAAAACGGGCGTAAACCTTACGCCGGACCACCGTTCCGCCGACCAGACTCTGCAGGTCTTCCGCCATCCCGGTGACCATGCCGTGCAGGTTAGAAACCGTCAGTGTCGGACGGGCAGCACTGCCCTTGCCGTTCAGTTCAAATCCCGTCCCCTGAATGGGATATGCCTGATACTGCCGCCCCTGCCAGGTAACCGGCTCACCTTTTTCGTTCTGCTCATTACAGAAGAAATAACGATCTCCGCCGACCTCTGTCAGATCGATTTCCCAGAGCACCACCTGGGCTGACTGAGTGAGGCGTGTCGTCTCATGATGTGTTTCCTGTGGAATATCCTGCATCAGAGCCTCCTATGCCACGACCTGTTCAAAATCTGCCGTTATGGTTACCCACAACGCCCCCACGCTTGCCGACCATTTACGACAAACCACCCTGATCGGCTTCCAGTCATAAGGTGGCGTCCACTGAAATGCGCGGACGCCACCGTGCCGTTCCAGAAAGGCTTTTAAAGATGGGTGTTCACATTTACGAACACGTATCGTCACGCTGTAAGTCGACAACTGGTTATTCAGTCCCGCCGCACGACGCTGTTCATAACCATCGCCCAGCTTCACTGTCACCACCTTCGGTTCCGATGCCACAGTCATATCAGGGCGAATTTTCCAGTGAAAAGTTTCCATTACCGATACGCTCCGCTTAACTGACCACCATCACGGGACTGCTGTTGCATAAAGTCCGCTGCTGCTTTTTTCCCGAGGTCATAAACCACCTTCAGGGCAGCCGGACCTATCTGCCCGTTCGTACCATCGTTATTGATCTCGATGTTGTACTGCGGGGCAAACATCACCATACCTGAACCACCAATATCCGCCACAACACCCAGCTTGCCATCAGCACCACGACGCAGTGGCAGAATGGCTTCAGGCCCCGCTTCTCCCATCACACCCGCGCCTTTTGCAAAAGCAAAAAACGTCGGACGGTTAACCACCGTGCCACTGTAACGACTCAAATCAGCAGACTGATAAATCCCCCCATTGGCATTCAGGGAAAGGCTGCTGAGATCAAATCCCAGTACACTGCCAATCCCTTTTATCGATTTCATCATGGTTGCCTGCGCCAGGATTTTCGCCATATCTGACAGCACAGAAGAGGTGAAGGATTTGAAATTGAGTTTGCCGGTAGTGACAAAAGTTGCCAGGCCATTTCCCATGTTGCTGAAGGCTGACGAGAACACCTGTTCTGCTGTTCCTGCCGTATTATCTGCATCCACGGTAAAATCCTGAAATGCACGCAGGACTCCGTTTTTCCAGTTACCCTGCACAACTTCAAGCTGTTGCCAGTAACGGCGATTCTCATTCAGTTGTCGGTTCAGGCTCTCCGTCAGCGCCTGCTCGGCCTTTCTGTAGTCATCCGTGTTATATGTCCCTTTCTGCTCACTATCCCGCCTCAACTGCTCCAGCTGTTGCTGGTATTTCTGGCGAAGACTCAGTTGTACCTGATATCGCTGCCTCTGCTGATCACCCATACCCACCGTGGCGATATCCAGGTCATGTTGCTGACGCTGAGCGCGCTCTTCTTCAGCCAGTTGACTGGTCAGCTGAATTGTTTTTTTCTTCAGCTCGTTGAGTGCCGTCTGTTTCTGAAGCTCCTGCTGTTTTACATCCAGCAGCGTCAGTGCCTGAATCAGTTCATCTTTACGGGCCAGTACACTCTTTTCATCTGCCGTCAGTTTTTTCCCGTCCAGGTCACTGATGCGCTGCTGCAGAGCCAGAAGCTGTTTATGCGCTTCTGTCATCCTTTCCGTGGCAATGCCTGCTGACTGTCTGGCAGCAGCAATCTGTCCTTCCACCTGTGCCTGTTGCTGACTGTACTGCAGCAATAACCGGGTGGCCTCATCATTACGGGTTTCGCGTGTTTTTTTCTTACCGGATGCCAGGGCTTTCTCGTAACGTTCATTTTCACGTTGTATCGCCGCATCCCTGACAGCCTGATCGGCGTACTGCATGGCATTAATACGCGCAATTTCACGCTGATGTCGTGCTGCTTCCGTTTCATTCATCCGGTTCAGTGCAGCATTTTCAGCATTACGGCGTTTCTGTTGCTCCTGATAATTCCGCTCTGCCTGCTCTTTTGCATCCTGCAAATCCTTCTGGCGTTTTTTCTCCTGAAGCTCGTTAAGACGCTGCTGATCGTATTCAACCTGAGAAGATGATGCCGTCCAGGGGAGTCTTTTCGCCCGCGATACTTTCTCCTGCAAAGTGGCAATCTGCGCATCCAGCGAATCTTCACGACCAATATTCATGGCCGCATCCCAGAACTGCTTCCACCAGTCAGACAAGGTTTGCAGCGTACTACCCAGCGCATTGAGGTTATTATCAATATCCGCAGTACGCCGACCGGTTTCCTCTGCCAGTGCAGACATGGCTATCCGTGCCGCATCACTGGACCGCCCCTGTTCCCCAAGGACGCGTATCTGCTCAAGCTGAGTGGCAGTAAGAAAATGCAGCTCATTGTCCAGAGCCTTCGCGGCATTTACAGGATCATCCTTCAGCCGCTTAAACTGACTTATGGTATCGCTGACCGACTGGCCAACCGATCGCTCCATCTGTGCGGCAGCTCTCGCCACCATACCGATATCGTTTCCACGAAATGCACCACTCCCCACCACCTGAGCCAGCGCACCGGCTGCAGCATGTTGCGTGATACCATTCCCGGAAATAGCACGACTGAGCGTCCACAGCTGCCCGGCAGTGACTCCGGCATAATGCCCCGTCAGCGACAGCTGGCGGTTAAATTCTTCCCCCTCCTTCTGACCGTCATACCAGGCTTTACCCAGACCATAGACAGCCGCGGCAATACCGCCAATAACCCCGCCCAGCATCATGCCTTTCGGTGACATCAGTGTGTCTATCCATCCGGCACGGTTAGCCAGCGTTATCCCGGATCCCCTCAGCGCCCCTAAATTGCCGCGGGCCAGTTCACCTATCAGAACGCCTATCTCCTGGCGGGCCGCTGCACTTTTCAGACCCAGCGAATGCGTGGCTTTTCCTGCCTGCTCCATTTTGCGGATATACACTTCTGCAGCACTGCTTACCCCCAGCTGGGCAGCCTTAGCACGAAGCAACTCAGAAGATGAAAGATTCTGGCGGGTTGCCTGCTCTTTAAGCTGACGGATAAACGCCACTTTCTGTCGGGTTGCCTCTTCCTCAGCCTGTGTAAGAACACGGGTTTTCGCCGTAACATCAGAAATCAGCGCCAGATAATCCTGCTGACCAATCCCGCCACTGTTTCTGGCCTGTCGGATCTGCTGCTGAATACGCTGTAATTCCTGCAGCCCCGCACTGGCCTGTTTCACACTGTCAATCTGACGATAAAACGCAGCAGCCGCTTTATCCTGAGCCTCCGCCAGAGCCATGGCCTGCGCCTGTTCCTCGTGCATTTTCTGGCTCAGTGCCTCCATGCGCTGGCGGGTTTTCTCCACCTCGCGGGCCATGCGTTCATGAACCTGTGCGTTCTTCTCCACCGTCTGCGCATGGACGGATGCGGCTGTTGCAGCCGAAGAAGCCGCCTGCGTTGTCTGCCGGGCGGCCTGAGTCTGACGCTCCATAAAACGCTGCATACGGGCAGAAGAGCGTTCTGCATCGCTGGCTGCACCATTCAGAAGGTTTTTGATACGGGGAATTTCATTTTTAAACTCTGCCGCATCAATCCCCAAATCAATGACCAGGTTGGCTATCTGGTCCATAACGCACACCTCCGGAAATACCTTCCCCAAGATGCATCAGTTCTTCGTCCGTTCGCTCCGGTATCCCGTTCTCTTCCGGTAAAAGGCTGAAATCAGCCACCGCAGCATCACTGCTGCCGGACACCATTCTCACGATCAATGCCTTCAGCGAGGCAAACTGCGCATCCATCCACACATCACTGAAGCTCTGCATCCGGAAATAATCGCCCCACTCACCAAGCTCAGTGGCTGACATTTCCGACAGCATCCGCCGCCAGTCTGCCCGCCGGAACTCCCGGGCAAGCCGCATGACAAACTGCATTTCCCGCGTCAGGACTTTTCCGGCGTCAGCACCTCATGCTCATCATCCCCGGCATTATCAATGGCCCCCATACCGCTCAGCGACAGAACCATCTCCGCCCCCGCACCCAGGGCATCATACGACCATGTTGTAATAACGGATGCGCAAAGCGTCTCTACATCCTTAGACTGATCCGCATTCCACAGTGAGCGGGAAACCAGCCAGGCATTGATATCCATCCCCATCCGCAGAAAAGCAATCTGTCGTTCAGCCTCCGGCAGTTCTCCCTCCCCGGCATCAAACTTTGCCGTTCGCTGCTGAACAAACGCCAGATATTCAATTCTCTGCAGCCCGGACAGCTCACTGAGCACCACGGACTGCTTTTCATAATTAAACGTGCCCTGTTTCAGAAACATCATGTTCTCCACTTGCAAAAAAGCCCCGGATAACCGGGGCAAATGATGAGTATCGTCCTGTTAACCTGCGGCGCTGACAGCCACCGCAGCCACGGCCACAAAATCGCCGTCAGAAGTCATGCCCACAATGCTGACACTGCCCTGCTTCACGCCTTTCACCGTGGCCACAAGCCCGTTCAGGGTCACCGTGGCAGTCTGTGGATCTGTCGAATGCACACTGATCGCTTTGTCACTGGCTCCGTCAGGTTTTACTGTAAAGGTCAGCGTGGTGGTTGCTCCCACTTTTACACTGGCAGATGCCGGTGCCACCGTCAGCCCGGTAACGCTCACGGTTTCAGTGCCTTCCTCTGCCAGATACGGACGCCCCACACCGCTGATTTTCACAGTGCGGGTCATCACGTCTTTTGAGGCAATGGTTTTACCCAGTGAGCTCAGCCAGCCGCGGAAAACATCAACAGTGCCGTTGGGATATTTGATACGAAACGCGCAGACTTCACCGGAGTCGAACAACTGAACCAGTTTTTTCTGCCCGCTGTCACCCGGACGCCAGGCCAGCGTCGCCGAAGTATCACCGACGGATTTCTGCCCCTGGGTTGTCGTTTTCCAGTCTGCATCTTCATCATCGAGATAAGTGTCATCTTCTGCATCAGCGGTCATTTCGCCAGGCTGCAGATCCTTCACCATCGCAAGACGCAGCCAGTCAGTGTCCGACAAAGGGTTCGCAAACGCATCGCCGTTGCCGGTATACATCCAGAACGTCGTCCCCGCACCTTTCGTCTTTGCCAGTGGATTTGGTGTGGTCATTGCCACCTCCTTAATTCGTGTACGTGATCTGGTACGTGATTTCCGCCATCGCCCAGGTGGCCATCTCATTATCACGTTGATAGTTAAAACCGAGTGGGATCAGGGTGTCGATGAGTCCGGAAAGTGCCGGTATATCATTCAGGGCAGGAAAAATGGTGCTCTCCATCCACATATCCAGCTCTGAATCCGGTGCCTGTGCCCGGATGAAGACGGCAATATGCAGAACAGCCTGCCAGTCATCTTCATCCGTCATTTTTCCGGTGTACTGAGCATCACTCAGCCACACCGCCACGGCAGGCAGTTCCTGCGCATCAATAAATGCCGGAAGCCCGTCAAAAAACGTGGCGCTGTCTCCACACTGTTCCCGAAGGCGTGCCAGTACGGCCTGGCGGATTTGTGTATGTCGGTTCATCGGGTCAGCCATAACCTCAGTTGTTGTTTCAGTGCATACCCCAGCTGTTTCGGCATTTCCGCAGCAATGATGCGGTCGCGGGCATCTTCAAATGCCTGTGTCAGCGGTCCGGACAGCGGGATTTTCACCACATCAATGGGGTAACGATTTTTGCCATCAATACGCCGCATCACATGCCAGCGACCATTCGCCAGTTGCTGAATAAACGCATCCCGGAAAAGATATTTACCCACCTTCAGCACACTGCCACGGTACTGCAGTTTTCCACCACGCCGGGCCAGTCTGACCCGGGCTGTTCCCAGCTTAATGGCGGGCAGATTGCCCCGGTTAACGCGGATCCTGGCCGTCATTTTTCCTGACGGACTGGCTTTAAACACCCGGACACGCTGACGTACCAGTTTCAGGGGGATCCCTTTCACCTGGTTATCTCCCGCAACGGTATTCCCGGCAACCTGCCGGGTGGCAACCGAGACCGCTTTCTGTGCCACACGGTTTATCGCCCATGCGCTGGCCTGTGGCACCATACGGGTATCAAGGCTGTTCAGATTGCGGATGGCATTCTCAAGCCCCTTCATCCCACACCTCTTTACTCAATAAAGATCATTGGCTTACCGTTAAAGCGTTCATGCCGTGTGACCGTCCATTGTTGTCCGTCATAAACAACGCGATCCCCGCGCCGTGGGCGGTATCCCGAAGAAAACACAACCAGAGAGACCGCAGGTCCGGACAGAGCATTCAGCTCTGCCAGTGTTTCTCCCGGGATCACGGTCATATCGACATCATTAATCGAGGCTGTCTTTCCCATCTTTCTGACCGTGATAGCATCCATACGCGCTGCCAGCCGGGAAAAGGGATCAGACATTGAGTTTTACCGGCACTTCTTCTGCACTGGTTCCGGCATCTGCCCAGACAACCCCGACCAGCGGATCAGAGCCGCTGTTAGTCAGCTGAACTTTTCCGGACTTCAGATAAACCTTCTTACCGGTTTTCATATCATCCGTTTTCAGTTTCGGCAGCATAAATACACCTTCAGTCATGCCGTCCCCAATTTCGCCTTTTGCAATATCGGTCAGTGCCACAGCAAAAATATCGCCCACCTGTACCAGCTCTCCGCTACTGATATTTGCGCCAGCGACAATCTCCACCGTTTTCCCGTCTTCCACAAAATTCTTTGCCATAACTGCCTCCGCAAAGCCCCCTGAACGGGGCTGATTTCAGGTACAAAAAAAGCCCTTACGGGCCATCAGCGTTGTTGTCTGCGACGTTTACGCCGTACATTTCACCAGACCGCGGTGATCAACTGGTGCAACACCGGCGTCAATACGCACTTTCGTTGTCACGCCGTCCACGCTGAAGCCCTCCATCTGATCAATATATGGCGTATCCACCCCATTGAGATAAGCCACTTCGATGGTATCCGTACCTTTCGCCGCAGCCAGATAAAAGGTGGTCTGGCTGTTATCATCAAGGCGCGGCTCTGCAATAACGGTCGCAAAATCTTTCACCGGGTTAATAATACCGGCGTTAATGTCAGCCCCCTTGACACTTGAGGAGCGAATAACCTGGTTAGCAACAGACTCCATCGCCGTCGGTACCAGTACGAACGCAGGGCGAATATTCAGATGACGCTCACCTTCTTTCTGAACGCGCATCAACTGGCGGGCTTTATCCAGCGATGCCACGTCCATTGCTGCGCTCTCCAGTACGTTTGCATGTTTCGCTTTATCGAACAGGCTCACATTATCCGTGGAGATTTTCGGGTTAGATGTCAGAATGGCATAAACCAGATCGGCAATCGTGGATTTCGCCGCACGCCCCAGTTTCATCGGAACATCGGTCAGCATATTCAGATCATCGTTGATAATGGCCTGGCGGGTGATGCTGAACAGTTCGCCATAGGTCGCCAGTGCAATCGTGGCCTGTTTATCTCCGGTGGTGACGTACTTATATTCCGCCCCCTCACGCACCTGACGCAGAGAACTGAAGCCCCCCATACCCACACGATGAGCGATTTTAAAATCAGACAGCTGACCTTTTCGGGTCCACTGTTCGTAGGTTTCAGGCGCTTCTTCCCAGCCCTGCAGAATGGCTTTGTTCGCAACATCTAACAGAATATTACCGAAGTCAGACGTGCTGTGGGTGAACGCTGCCCCCACCATCTGCATCGGGTTATACCCGGAAACCCCAATACCACGCTCTGTCAGTGACATTCGGGCATATTCACGCAGGGTCATCCCGTTATAGACGTTATCCTGCTCACGCTCAGCAAATCCGGCGCGCGCCATCAGCGCCTGTCGGATCCCGTCTCCCACAAAATTACCGTTGCCGGCATAAATATGGGACGGGGTGTTTTTATTTGATGGTGAAAATTCCTTACCCATTTCGTTAAGTAATTTCTCACGGGCCTGCTCAAGCGAGCACTCCGGATCGGAAAGGCAACTGGCCTGCAATGTCTGATAACGCCCGCCAAACATACCAAACAGGTCATTAATACCACTCACGCGTGCTTTTTGCTCAGCCAGCACCTGTGCACGGATACTGCTTTCATCTGCGGAAGACGCATTCGCAATGGTCGCGGTTGTGACAACCTGAGCCGTAGTCTGCTCCTGTGTCTGAGATGCAGTATTTTTGTTTTCAGGTTCACGCGTTGCACTGTTGCGTGGCGGAATAATCATATTTCGGATGGATTCTGGCATTTTTTTAAATTCCTCTGTTCGTTTTGACTGAATGCATGCCATTGCCTTAACTTTCGGTGTCACCTGGTCAGCAAATCCGTGTGCCAGACATTCAGCTCCGGACATCCAGGTTTCATCTTTCAGCATGGCAGCAATTTCATCTGTCGTTTTTCCGGTTTTTTGCGCATAAGCAGGCAACAGGACCGCCTCAACTTTATCAAGCAGGTCAGCATAATCGCGCATATCATCCGCATCGCCACCACTCACTCCCCATGGTTTATGTATCATCATGAATGCATTTTCCGGCATGATGACGGGATCCCCCACCATTGCAATGACCGATGCCATGGATGCGGCAACGCCATCCACATAAACAGTGATGGACGCTCCGTGATTTTTCAGCGCATTAAAAATGGCGATGCCTTCAAAGACATCGCCACCCGGTGAATTGATATGGAGATTAATGTGGGTAATATTGCCCAGCGCATTCAGATCACTGACAAACTGTTTCGCCGTAACACCCCAAAAACCAATCTCGTCATAGATATAAATATCCGCATCACTTTTATGACCCGCCTTCATTCTGAACCAGGAATTATTCTTCAGGCTGGCCTTCGGTTCGCCGCGGAACCACGCGTTCTGTTTCAGCATTACCACCTCCTTTATCACTTGCCGGATCGGTATCAAATACCAGTTCCAGCCTGCGGTTTTCATCAATCTCAGCTTTGCGCCGACGTTTGACGTCATCCGGATTACGACCACTGGCGCGCACCCAGTCTGATTCTGTCGCCGCACCACCCCGGATCTGAATTTTCCAGGCTTCAGCCTCCTTGACTGGGTCGATCCACGGCATCACAGGGCCAGAATATGTTGCGTTATATAACGTTTTCATATCCACATCCGACGGAATTTTCAGCAACCCCGCGGCAATCACCATATTCAGCCATGCCCGGTACACCGGACGGGTTACAGCACCAATAAAACAGTCCTGCAGGATCAGATAGCCATCGGTGGACTCAACCAGCTCCTGTCGCTGGGAACTGTAGGTACCGTTATAGTTACGTGCTGCACTGGAAAAGCTCAGACGAGTGCCCGCCGCCATAGCCCGCAACTGACCATTACGAAAAGTTTCCAGATTAGGGTTAGGCCGATCAGATTTGACCATGCCAATATCTTCCCCCTTACGCAGATCGTCATAAATAATGCCGGGAGTGATATGCAGTTCCCGATCATTATCTTTATTTGTCACAGGTTCCTCATAATCCTGTCCATCTCCTTTACGAATATATAACCCCAGAGCCGCAGCAACACGCGCTGCAACCAACTCAGAATCCTCGTACTCCTTAAGTGCACTGATCCGTATCAGCACACCCGACAACATGGATGTACCACGCGTCTGGTGCAGCCGGCGGGTAAACTTCAGATGCACCATATTTTCAGCGGCGATCTCTTTGGTTTCGCTCTGTCGCCCGGGAACCGGATAATTTTTATAAACCAGGTATTTTTTCGGCCTGCCCCATTTATCCAGAAAAACTCCCTGATTCATTCCCGCAGACTCATCACTGAGCATGGGCACAAAATCAGGCTCCATTGCCTCAAGCCAGAAAGGCACACCGGCAGTCCGTGCCAGCCCGGCACCTGCGCCTCTGACCATCTGGGCAAACACTTCTCCATCACGTAACCAGGTACGCAACAGCAGACGTTCGAGCATGGGGCGCGTATGCTGCCCGGTCACATCCGGACTGACAGACCATTCCGCCCACAAACGACGGATAATCATTGCCAGCTCTGTAGCCACACCACCGTTTTTCAGTAATGGCTGGGGTTCAACAATGATCCCCTTTGCACCAATCACCCGCTCCTCAAGCTTGTCGAAAACGCCGATTACGAGGTCATGATTGATATCCAGAAAACGGGCCTGCTCCCGCAGGGAAACCGCCCCGTACTTACTGAGCTGGTCGGCAGAACGGTTTTCCCGTCGGGCTTTGTGTGTGCGTGTGGGTTTCACAGCCTCATAAGCGCGGATTAACGCTCTTGAGCGCAACCTCGCCGCTTTCCAGCCTGGAGAAAAAACACCAATCACATCATCCAGAATTGCCATCAGAACCTCACCAGTTTATATCCCGGGTTCCCCCGTCGCCGCGCAGTCAGGGCAGCAAGACGCCGCTCCCACTCCTGACGTCCCCGGCGGATCTCGGACAGATTTTCCATGGTCATTTGCTGACCATTAAAGGTGACGGATTTTCCGTCCAGCACTGCCATTTCCGCATCGATATAACGCTGGATCATGGCTTCAATATCATTCTGATTCATAACCATCCTCCGGAAGTCACCCAGGGGTTATCCTCATCGGGCGTCACTTTTTTTCGTTTCTTTTTTCTGGCAGGCAGAGAGACTGGTTCCGGCAGAACAGCCTGCTCAGCGTTGTCACTGACGTATTCCAGCCAGGTTTCCCTGCATGCCCATTCCGGCGCATCCGGCCACTGAATTTTCTCGTACCCATGCAGAATAACCAGCGCCTCGGCATACACCATCAGGTCAAAGGCTTCGTTGGCACCGCGACCCGGCTTACTCCACTTTCCGTCACTGCTCCGCTCTTCATACGTCAGTTCGTCGTAAAACCAGCTCCCCAGCCAGTCAGGAAAATGCACATAGCCGGGACCTGGCGAGTCACGCCATAACGCGTTATTCACCCGGTCTTTCAGGGCATCCGTCTGAAGGAGCCAGAGTGGAACATCACCCGAAGCCTGCGCCCGTCGCCCCGTTCGTCCGGTGTTATCCGGAAATGTACGGGTTATCAGTTTTGCGCGACGGATACTGTCGCCCTTAAACAGGTAAATACGTTTACCAAGGCCATCACGACGGCAACGACGCCAGAATTTATAGGCATTATCAGTGACCCCGTCTTCACCGCCGGAGTCCACCGCCATTGCCATCAGTCGCATTTGTTGAGAAGGATCAGAAGCCAGCGGCCAGCCTTTATGAAAAACATCCGTCAGCAGAACATCCCAGTCCTCCGGATAACCGGCAGGGTCAATACGCAGGCTTTCTCCGTTATTGTCACAACGCAGCGACTGCGTGATGTTGTAACGATCAACTATCCAGCGTTCGCCACGACTGCCATAGCCCGTTACCTGAACCACAAAACGGCGATGACGTCCCGCCTGCACATCCACTGTCGCCGCAAGGAAATTAACGCCATCCGGCACACTTCGGGGAGGAACAGGCTCTGCCCGCTGCTCAAGCAGTTCGCTTTTTCGTTGCTCCATGCTGGCCCGGGGAAGATAAGGTAATCCCCAGTCGGTGTTGATGACTGTCTTGAGCGTTTCTTCGCTTCCGGTCGACTCGTATTCCTGTTCGGCGGTCAGCAACTTATAGACCAGCTGGGACAGCGTCTGATATGCCGCAGCGGGGCCTTCCATCCAGGAAGAAGTAAATAAAAGGTAACTAAATGATTATAAGGTACTATTTAGTTGTAACCCCATTCACATAGTCCAAGATTTAGTACCTGCCTAAGCGATAAAAAAAGAAAAAAGGTAGCAATATTAATTAAAAGCAGAATACGCCGCCATGCATTAACACGATGACGCTGCCCGACTGCGTGGTCTTCTGTTTGCCTTCTGGTAGTCTGATTCCGGTAGCACGGGGGATCACGGCGCCAGTCATTATCATGCCTGTTTTACATCCTCATTCACTGCGTCATTTTTTACCATCCGGCTGATAATCTGATTACACAAATCGTCAATAATTGACTGCACTCTGTTTACTGCCATCGGTTTAAGCCCCGCATCACGTGCCAGAATACTGGGGAGTTTTGCCAGTTCCTCGCTTACGATTTCCGCCCATATAGCCATCTCTTTTCGCACATCATCGGCGGGTATGAGTTGCGCCGTTTCCTGTTCGAACTTGAGGCGCTCACGTTCAGACTGATACCAGGCCTTACGGTCATGTGGCTCCATTTCTTCCAGTGATGCCGGAACGGGAAGATCAAGAAAACAGGTCAGAATGTCAGTCACCCGATAGAGTTTCAGCTTGTCATGTCCTCCGGCTGGCTGGATGTTTTTCAGCCTTGCCGCCGCAGTCTGACGACATATTCCCGCTATCGCCGCCAGTTGGTTAATGTTCAGCATCAGATTTTTCAGTTCTCGATCCATACCCGCTCCAGAATGTTTTAAACATGCATCTTGCGAACACCTTCTCAAAAAGCGTTATAAAGTGCGTTATATGTTGACCAAAAAACACGCAAAATTAACATACTAAAAATAAAATTCGTTTAAATTCAATGCATTGAAAAGATGATGATGATGAATGAAAATGCAAAAACTAGCCTTTTTCCGCGCCGCTCCCGCCCCGTGGCAAGGCCACTCCACCGGGAGGACCCGTAAAAAAAGGCGGCTATCGCCGCCCTTGTTGTCATGCTCCACTCGATTTCAGTAGTCCACGATAATCGAGGGCCGCAACACCTGCATCTATGCGCACCTTCCAGGCGACACCATCAACAGTAAAGCCCTCCTGCTCCTCAAGATATGGCGTATCAATACCATCAAGATAAGCGACCTCTATCGTGTCCATCCCTTTCGCTGCGGCTACATACCACTCCTTGTTATTGTTCTTATCAAGACGTGGCTCAACAATAACCTCAGCCATATCTTTCACCACGTTAATGATGCCGGGGTTCTGATTGATAGTGCCCTCACCATCAACCTGAAAGAGTGATGACGATGACAGAATGGCGCGATGTGCGGCAGACTCCAGCGCGGCGGGGACCAGGACAAATGCGGGGGTAATATTCAGCGAATCACCGTTAGCGTCCTCCTGGAGGCGCATCAGCTTACGGGCTTCGTTAAGCCCCTCCATGTCCATATCCTTCGCAATAAGATTTTTATGATCGGCATGGAATAGCGCCTTACCATCCGTGAATTTGCCATTGCCGGTTAACAGGAGATACACCAGATTACCTACTGTTCTGGCGGCTGCACGCCCCATCGCCATGGGGATTGTAGTTAACTGGGTCAGGTCATCGTTAATAATGGCCTGGCGGGTAACAGAAAAAATATTCCCGTATGTGGCCAGCGCAATAGGTACGCCCTTGTCACTGGTAGTAATGTATTTATATTCCGCGCCTTCCGGCACTTTATCCAGTTTTGAAAAACCATTCAGGCCAACGCGTTTTGCCTCGTGAAAGTTTGAAAGCGATCCGCTACGCGTCCACTTCTGGAACGTTTCGCCGCTGTCCTGCCAGCCTTTCAGCACTGATTTTTCAGCACCGCCAGCCAGAATATGAGAAAAATCACTGCTGCTGTGTGTAAAAGCTGCATTAACGACCTGCGAGCGATTTAAAAAACCGCCAACACTGATACCACGATCAACCAGTGACGCCTGGGCCATTTCAAAAAGACTCATCATCGCGTAAGGATTGCCACGCTCAGGACGCTCATACCCAAGACGGGAATAAAGGCCCTGGCGAATCGCATCGCCTGTTATGTTCCCGTTTCCGGCATAAATATGAGACGGGATATTTTTATTTGTTGGTGTGTGGTTTTTACCCATTTCGTTAAGCAGACGTTCCCGGGCCATTTCCAGCGTACAGGATGCATCTTCAAGGCACGACATTTTGATCCCGTCGTACTGGTTGCCGAACACGCTAAAAATTTCTTTAATGCCGTTAATGCGCTCCTGGTCGCCTGTAATGGTGTTTTTTGCCTGTGATTTCGGCGGGGTAATCATTCCCTTAATGGTTTCCGGCATATGTAAAAAATCTCCTGTGCGTTTCGATTCAATTCGCGCCATTGCTCTGACAGATGGCAACAATTCATCAGCAAAACCGTGCTTAAGGCATTCTTTCCCGTCCATCCAGGTTTCATCTTCCAGCATGGCGGCAATTTCCTGTGCTGATTTGCCTGTTTTTCTGGCATAAGCAGGGATTAACACGGTTTCCACTTTATCCAGCAAATCAGCATAATCACGCATATCGCCAGCATTTCCGCCAGAGATCCCCCACGGCTTATGGATCATCATCATGGCGTTCTCCGGCATAACAACGCGATCGCCAGCCATTGCGACGACCGAAGCCATTGAAGCCGCCACGCCATCGATATAAACCGTAATGTCTGCCGGATGATTCCGTAGCAGGTTATAGATGGCGATGCCTTCAAACACGTCACCGCCAGGCGAATGGATCCGTAGGTCGATATGTGAAACATCGCCAAGGGCTTTCAGATCTTCCGAGAACTGCTTCGCGGTAATACCGAAGCCGCCAATTTCTTCATAGATGGATATTTCCACCGTTCCACGCACATCCGCCGCCTTAATGGAAAACCATGTTTTCATAGCCAGGCTCCTAACGTTGCCTTGTACCAGTATTCAACCGCGCTGCGTGTGATTTGTCCTTTCGTGGGTACTGGCATACCCGGGTGATTCTCTTTGATGAACTGCTGATAGCGTTCGATCTTCTCCATCGTTCCGGTGTCTATGTGCACAGTGGCACTTTTACCCGGCTTTCTGGTGTTGTTCTCTGGCATAAATCCGCCTCCGTTTTGATTAACGGGCATCATTATTGATCGATAAAAGTGGTAGATAAACATATTTCTATCATAAAAATAGATTAATCAGATTCAGACGCAAAAAAGCCGGAAAAAATCCGGCATAAATATCCCGCCATCTGAACACGTTTTGATACAGGCAACTCCACCAGGCAGGTGAAAAACTGATTTATTTATATATTTCAATTAATTGCAAACTGGTCAGATGTCCCACAAAAAGCAAAATTGGACAGGTGAAAATCAATTTTTATTTTATTTTTCAACATGTTAATTGATGTGGTGGTGTCCCATGAAAATTCAAAAATCAGCCGTTTTCCGCGACGCTCCCGCCCCGTGGCAAGGCCACTCCACCGGGAGGACCCGTAAAAAACCGGGAAAAATCCCGGCTTCTGTCACTCGTTTCTTAAAACGGTATGTTATCCCCGTACGGATCATCATTTCCCGCCTGTTGTTTTGCCCTGTTCAGCGCGTCAGTAGCCTGGCCCTGTTGACCTTTTTTGCCGCCCGGTCGCGCCGTTCGCGCACTGATTACGCTGTCTGCGATAACCTGCCAGCCCTGCCGCGTTTCGCCGTTCTGGCCTGTCCACTGGCTTACCTGCATGTTACCCGCCACGCTCACCAGTTCGCCTTTGTGGTGTCTGGCCAGTGCGTCGGCCTGTCTGCCAAACGCCAGGACGGATAACCACATCGTCGCCGTTCCGTCATCTGCCTGGCTGCACGGCAGGGGAACCGCCATACTCGCCATCGCCATTTGTGTCCCCTTGCTGGTGGTCTTTAACTGCGGGTCAGCCACCAGCCGCCCGTAAGCCGCTATCTGTGCTGTCATGCTGTCTGTTCTCCGGTTTTAACGTTGATGGTTGTCACCTGTTCCGCTTCGGCAATCTCCCGCTCTGTCAGCGTGGCAAAATTTGCCGCCGCCGTGGTCATGAATGCGCTTATCAGTTCGGGATGTGCTTTCGCGTATCCTTCTCCGGCGTGGCGGTCTATCGTTCTGATTGCCACCTTTAAGGCGTGCTCTGTCATGTCTAACGCTTTATATTTTGGTGCTGTCTTATCTCTGGTTTTTCTTGTCATGCGCCCACCTGTGCCCACTTTTTCTGCCCACTTTTCATGGTTTCCCACTTCGTCCCACCAGGGATTTTGTGGTTTTATATCGTACTGTTTCATAAGTATTTTTTTAGTGCCCACTTTTTGGGATGTATACACGTGGGAAAGTGGGCGATTTTGTTAAATTCCAGTTAAATTACCCACTATTCCCACTTTTAACGCCCACTTTTTACAGTGGGTGAACATCATCCCCATCGACGCAAATCACGCCGTCTTTTTCCAGTTTGGCTAACCATCGTTTAAGGTGTTTTGTGTCATATCCCAGCTTTTTCATGTCATCACGTAGCAGCGGGATCGTACATTTATCACCATGCTGTATACGCGACCGGATACAACCCCATAAAGCCGTGTGATTTTCCGTCTTGTTCCCGGCCTCCTCTATGCGCTCCAGTTCAGCAGGGGCGCGGGGAACGTCAATCACCACCATGGACACAATCTCTTCGCCATCTGTATCGGTGAACACCTCCACGCTTTTAAGATCGTATGCACTCTCTTTTGGCTCCTCTGCGTCCTTCATCTTCGTACACGCCGCCACCAGTGCTGTAACGTCTGAATTTTCCCGGCTGATTCGGTACTCTGCATCCAGTGCAGCGCGGAATGCGCTGGAACCTCGCGCCCCCTTTGTTTCATCCTTGCCGGAATGGTGAACCACCAGTACCGTGGCCCCTGTGGCCTGCTTTATCGCGTCACACCCCTGGATAAATGCGCCCATATCACGGGAATCATTTTCATCATTCCCACCAAAGCAACGGGCCAGCGTGTCGATCACAATCAGCCGCACATTTTCGCCCGTTCTGCTCTTAACAAGTCCGGCAGTCCTGATAACCTGCTCCACATAGTCAGGCGATGCAGGGAAAACAGGCGCGTTAACGATGCACAAATCCGTAACCACCTTGTCATGGGTTATCTCCCACGCCTTAACGCGGCGTTTTACGCCCATACTGCCTTCGCCAGCGATATAGATAACAGCGCCCTTACTTACCCTGCGGCCTCCCCATGCCATACCTGTGACAACATGGCACGACCAGGAAATAGCCAGGAACGATTTATAAGAACCGCTGGCCCCGTAGGTGCTGCATAATGACTCAGCCGGAATAAGCCCCTTAATTACGTAGCTTTGCTGCGCGTCGAATCCCTCAGAACCCCATGAGATGGGAAGTGTGATTTTTCGCTTTCCACCATTCATGACCAGACTTTCCCCGCGTTCCCAGGTTTCTTTAAGCCGCGGTAGTTGCTCGCTCCAGTCCTCCAGCAGTTCGAAATTCTCTGAAAGTAACCGTGCTTCCTGGACACCTGCGATCGCCAGTTTGGTGGCAATGGTCAGCATCTGCATATCGTCCAGGTTTCCGGCGCGTATGACCTTTGCTCTGTATCGTCCTTCATCAACAATCTGTAAATTGTCCAGTTCGCTTAACTGATAACGGCCCAGGTAAACCGGAGGGATGGGATCGCCTGCTTTTTTGGCCTGTGCAATCATGTAATGTTCTGCAAAGGAGTGAGCATTATCACCCGCAAAAATAACCGCCTCAGTGTGTTTATCTTTCGGTAACAGTTTTACGTTCGGTGCCAGTTTCATTTTGCTTTTCCCCGTTCACGAATAATTTCACGTACTGCCTTAATGCGTTCCATACCTGTAA